CTAAAGATGGAACTGAATCATTATTTTCGTTTTCGGCCAAATAACTATCAATTCATGCCTATGTTTCGTGCGAAGAAATGGGATGGATATGTTTATCTTTTTAATTACGATAGTGGAAAGATTTATACAGGACTAAAACAGGAGATTTATAGATTTGCAAATGATAGAGAATACAGAATAAAAGACTATACTGTATCTAAATATCAACAAATTGCAAACGAAGATTATTTTCAGTTTCTCACATCATTTCCTTGTGAATATAAATTGAGAGACTATCAGAGTAATGCAATACGATATGCAATAGACCAACGAAGATGTCTTTTACTATCACCCACAGCTTCTGGAAAATCACTCATCATCTATTACTTGATGCGATATTATTTTCCAAGAAAGATGTTGATAATTGTACCTACTCTGTCACTTGTGTATCAAATGTATTCTGATTTTGATGTTTATTCAGACAAAGATTTTAATGTAAAGAATCATGTTCATCAAATCTATGGTGGACAGGAGAAGGAGACAAACAAGGAAGTAATCATCTCAACTTGGCAATCATTATACGAACTTGAAAAATCTTTCTTTAATGATTTTGAGGTGGTAGTTGGTGACGAAGCACATTTGTATAAAGCAAAGTCACTTACAAAAATAATGAAAAACCTAGTGAATGCTCCTTATCGTATTGGGACAACAGGAACATTAGACGAAATAGAGGTACACAAGTTGATTCTCACAGGACTTTTCGGACCAGTAAAAAAGGTTACGTCAACAAAAGAACTTATCAAGAAAAAGACACTTTCAGAAATAAACATTCGATGTCTGGTTCTGAAGTACTCCAAAGAATCGGCTATGATTGTATCAAAACTGAACTATCAAGAAGAGATTGATTTTTTGGTGAGTCATCCTGAAAGAAATAAGTATATTTGTAACCTAGTAGACGGATTGAAAGGTAATTCACTCGTATTATTTCAATTAGTAGAAAAACACGGCAACATTTTGTATGATATGTTGCAAGATAAACTGGACAACTCAAGAAAAGTATTCTTTGTATATGGTGGTACTGATGCAGAATCAAGAGAACAGGTCAGGTCTATTATTGAAACTGAAAAAGATGCAGTCATTTGTGCTAGCTATGGTGTATACTCTACAGGAATCGATATTAAGAATCTTCATAACATCATTTTCGCTTCTCCTTCTAAATCACGTATAAGAAATTTACAATCAATAGGAAGAGGCCTGCGAAAATCAGATACAAAGACAACAGCTTCACTTTACGACATCGCAGATGACCTAACATTTAAAGAGAGGAAAAACTATACTCTCAATCACTTTATGGAAAGAGTAAAGATTTATAGTTCAGAACAATTTCCATATCACATATACACCATACCAATCAAAGGATGAATATGGGTCCAAATATTAAATATGTCAAACTTTCTACAGGAGATGAACTTCTTACAATTTTAGAAAAACCAAAAGAAGGATTTTTCCATTTCAAACACCCAATCAAAATATCTCACATCCTAGACGAAGAAGGTGAAGATGGCGTTCGTTTTACCAAATGGATTCCCTTTACAGAAGACAATTCCATTCCTGTATCCGCCAAATACATCGTCACCATGGCCTCTCTTTCAAAGAAGATGAGTGAAATTTATGATGATATTCTAAAAGAAGTGAATGAACATCAAGAGGATTTCGTATCAGAAGAGATGCTCAAGAACATGATGATTAACTAATATTCTCTGTATATACTATTATTCTTAAAGACTACAGTCTTATTATATCATCTGTGGCACAAATGTCAAGAGAAAAAACATACTTGACATTTGGTTCATAAACATGTATAATGGTATTGTATGATTAAACTTATGAAAGGAACCCAGTGCCAAGAAAAAAACAACATTATGTTGATAATTCTAAACTCCTTGAGGTTATGAGTGAATATCGTGAACAATATCTAGTTGCTAAAGATAATGATATTGAGCCACCACCAATCCCAGATTATGCAGGAGAATGTTTTTTGAAAATTGCAGAGAAATTATCACATCGTCCAAATTTTATCAATTATGCATTTCGTGAAGAAATGGTAAGTGATGGGATAGAAAATTGTGTCATGTATGCGAACAATTTTAATCCAGAGAAATCACAAAACCCTTTCGCATACTTCACTCAAATCATTTATTACGCATTTTTACGGAGAATAGAGAAAGAAAAGAAACAGTTGTACATCAAGTACAAGACGATGAATGAATTTGATTCGTTGGAAGATAATTCTGATACTAGTTCTATGGGGTCAGAAGATTTTATTTCAACTGGAGCCTCACCTCTCACGACAGATAAACGTGCTACAATATATGATTTTATTTTTACTTTTGAAGAGAAGAAAAGGAAAAAGAAAAGGGCCAAAGAAATTTCAGATTCAAAAATAACAAAATTGTCTCCTTTAACAACCTATCTCAACGAGGAACTTCCTGCATGAAATATGCACTTATAACGGACACACACGCTGGTGCAAGAAATGACAGTCTTATATTCGCAAACTTCTTTCAAAAGTTTTATGAAAATGTATTTTTTCCTACTTTAAAAGAAAGAGGAATTACTGATATAATTCATTTGGGTGATATGTTTGATAGACGAAAATTTATCAATTATAGAACTCTCAATTCATGGAAAGAGATGTTTTTTCGCCCTCTTGAAGAAATGGGTGGAAATATTAAAATTATTGTTGGTAATCACGATTCATTTTTTAAGAATTCTCTCAAAATAAATTCTATAGAAGAATTGACAAAGGGAATGGATAATGTAACAATTTATTCAGACCCATCAGTTGTGAAGTTGGGAAATATAGAAAGCCTGATTCTTCCTTGGATATGTGAAGATAATCTTGAACAATCAATGTCGTTACTTGAAAAGTCAAGATGTCCAGTTGTGTTTGGACATTTGCATCTAGAAGGAATTGAACACAATAAAGGTTCCATATGTACAGAAGGATTTTCTCAATCTTTATTCAAGGCCTATCGTAAGGTATTCAGTGGACATTTTCATCACCATTCTATCACAGGTAATATTCATTATCTTGGAAACCCTTACGAAATAACATGGACAGATTATAATGATCAACGAGGTTTTCACATCTTTGATACAGAAACATTGGATACAGAGTTTATACCAAATCCTTTTTCTATGTTTCACAAGATTTATTATGATGATACTGATGGTAAAGAACCAGAACAGGACTTATCAAAGTACAAAAATTGTTATGTCAAAATTATCATTAAGAATAAGACTAATCAATATATGTTTGAGGCTCTGATGGATGGTCTTATCAAGGTTGGAGTAGGTAATATTTCAATCATAGACAATCTTTTTGACATTGAGGATTTGGGTGAAGATTTAGAGAGCATGGAAGATGTAGAAGATACGATGAGTGTGATTGAGAATTGTGTAGACAGTTTACAAATTTCCAATAAGAGTGAACTGAATAAATTAATGCAAGATCTTTATAATGAAGCATTGACAGTGGAGACAGTATGAATAGACAATATGGATTCAGATAAACAAACATTATAAAGGAAAATATGTTACACGACCACCACGAATTGAGAGAAAAAATGGAAAGAGAAACAGTAGATGTAGAACTTGCTCTGGATGACAAAACAATCGTGCAATTGACACTTGCAGCTCATGAACACAAAATGACACTCAATGATTTCATTCTCAAGGTGTTAGAGAACAAAATCAAAGAATCCGATTATCAGTTTGAAGACGGAACTAAACCACAAATATTGAATGAAACAGAATGATTACATTTAGAAAAATCTCTTGGTCCAATTTCCTGTCAACAGGAGATAATCCAACAACTGTCTTTTTTGACAGGTCACCAACAACTCTCATCATTGGAGAGAATGGTTCTGGGAAGTCAACAATTTTAGATGCATTGACTTTTGCACTTTTCGGAAAGTCATTCCGAAATATCAATAAAGCCCAGTTGATTAATACAATCAACGAAAAAGGTTTGTTGGTAGAGATTGAGTTTGCAATTGGTAAAAAGGAATTTCTGGTTCGCAGAGGTGTGAAACCAAATTTATTTGAGATTCATCTGAATGGTAAGTTGATTGACCAACTGGCAAATAACAGAGATTATCAAGAGTATCTAGAAAAGGTCATTCTCAAACTGAACTACAAATCGTTCACTCAAATTGTTTTGCTCGGAAGTTCTAGTTTTGAGCCATTTATGCAACTCAAACAATCAGACAGACGAGCGATTGTCGAGGACTTGCTTGACATACAAATATTCTCAACGATGAATACTGTTCTCAAGAAAAAGAACTTGGAGTTGAAAGATGACTTGGGAACTCTTGAAGTAGAGAAGGGACTGTATAATCAAAAGATTAAGATTCAAGAAGATTATATTGAACGACTCAAGGTAGACAATGAGACAGTCATATCACAAAAAGAAAAAGATATTGAGAATTACAGAAAGACAATCAATGAAGAAACTGATACAGTAGCGGCACTTCAGGTAGAGATAGGAACTCTGGGAGAGAAATTGACAAATGAGGATACTGTCAAAAAGAAGACCAAAGAATACAACAAGGTTCAAAACAAGATTGGCACAAAGAAGTCAGAAGTGGATAAACAACGAGAATTTTTTACCAAGAATGATGACTGTCCAGTATGTGAACAACCTATTGATGCAAGATTTAAAAAGACACGAAATTCACAATTGATGGACCAATCAAAGAAATACGACACTGCTATTGATGACATACAATCAGAAATAGATTCTTTAGAACAAACTTTGCGTGAATTTCAAGAGATTGGTCAGTCAATAGTAGAAAAAAACAAGAAAGTTGCAGCCCTACAATCTTACATCAGTTCATTGGACGAAAATATAGAGAAAACCACAAGTGAGATTGTAAAACTTAAAGACAAGAAAAAACTTGACAATACAGAGAAGGATGAGTTAAAATTATTACAACAGAATCTTGAAGAATGTTTGCAGGATTATGCTAAGTTGACTGAACAGAAACAACTCTACGACTACGCACATGAACTTCTGCGTGACACAGGAATCAAGACAAAAATTATCAAACAGTATGTACCGATTATCAACAGATATGTGAATAAGTACCTGAACGAACTTGATTTCCTCATTAACTTTTCAATTGACGAAAACTTCAACGAAACAATTCGCTCTCAATATCGTGATGTGTTTACCTATTCATCTTTTTCAGAAGGAGAGAAGATGAGGATTGATCTTGCACTTCTGTTCACATGGCGTCAGGTTGCAAAACTCAAAAATAGTATCAACACCAATTTGCTCATTATGGATGAAGTGTTTGATTCTTCTCTTGATGCAGATGGAACAGATGCATTCCTCAAAATTATTAATACGATGGATGAAAATACCAATGTGTTCGTGATTTCACACAAAGGAGAAATCCTTTATGATAAGTTCCTCAACACGATTAAGTTTGTGAAGGAAAAAAACTTTAGCAAAATAGGAACAATATGAATGATTTGATTGTGCCTTTGATAGATGAAAAAGACCCTTTTTTGCGAGAGGTTCCACATCGTTTTGATTTTAACAATCCACACGAAGACTCAGACAAATTTGAGAAACGTTTGATTGATAATATGTTTCATTATAATGGCATTGGATTATCTGCTAATCAGATTGGTTTGCCTATCAAAGCCTTTGCAATGATTTCTGATGGTGATCCTATGGTGGTATTCAATCCAGAAATTGTAGAATGGAGTGACGAAGAGATTTATGAAAAAGAGGGTTGTCTTTCTTTTCCTTATCTTTTTATGCCTATTTTGAGGGCCGAGACTATCGGAACCAAATTTCAACTCAAAGATGGAACAGAACAACTTGGAACTTTTCGTGGTTTGTTGTCCATCATCTTCCAACACGAAATGGAACATATGGAAGGTGAACTTTTTATAGATAATGTATCGGATTTCAAACTGAAATCCGCAATGAAGAAACGCAAAATCTTAAAACGCAAAGCAGAAAGGAAACAAAGAAATGGCTGAAGAAAAAAAAGGTATAGA